TGTATTAGAATAGTTGAAAAATTAATTCTCCATCTGTTTCTATTTCATGGAAACGGTCGATTAAAGCAATTTTGTTAATTGAACTATGGAATTTTTCAACAACTCTATTCTAAGTGTCTATGTGCAATACTGTAATTCTATTTGTGCAATTATTCGCGAAGTGAATTTCGGAAAATTTAGTTTTTTGATTCGTTTTTCAGGAATACGAGCAAGATTCTTGCTGATAAAAGACTCAACCATAATCCATCCAAACGACTGGATCATTCTCGATAATTGAAACGAATTTTAACCAACTCTCTACGTTTGAATCTATTTGCTTCACTTTTTCTTTTATTTGAGAAAAGGATGTTTCTAACGGACGTATTATCCAAAGGCCATCATCGATTTTAATCTCTTGATGAGGGAGTTCGCAGATGATTTCAAATAAATCCAAAGATCCGACTAACGATATAAAATCATCTGATAGTTCGTGCGTTTCAATATCAGTTTTAGTGTCGTTTAGATTGACGAGGCCAATGCAAAAACCCATAAAATCACTCCTTCAAATACATTTCGTCAGTAAAACCGCAATGCTTACAAATGGATCTTACGACTATGGAGCCGGGGTAAGTGTGTGGATATTCTTTGACGTCGGCCAATTTAACTTGATTCGAACGACCACAGGCCACACATTTAAACTCATAAAGTTCTTCGCTTTTTTTGTTGGTAGCATTCGTAAATAGCATTACAACGAACATAAAGGCAATTTCACCAAATAGACAAATCACAAAGACGAGGAGAAAATTCGGATTCAAACCAAGCGAATATTTGTAATTCGCACAGATTGTAATATATGAAAAGATGAATCGAGCGAAAGTGATTTTTAATAATTCCATTTTATTGAATTTCCCTTCTTTTCCAAATTGAAAATAACCGAATATCGTTGTTCTCGCCTGTGAGAACCGGATGTAACCCGATACATTTGAACTGTTCCTTCCCAGGAGAAGGCCACTTGTAATCTAAGACGCCAACCAATCCCCAAGGGACTAGAATTTCAAAAGTATCACGAATCAGTTTATTGAGGTTTGGAAGAAAAGATTTTCCCGGTACGTAATTCTCAGAGTGACTTTCGGAATAGGGACGATCGATGATCGCCGCTTTTGGACGCGGGAATACCAATGGTGTCGCCTGCCTGCTGTCGCCATTGTCAAATAAGGATCGTTCAATAAGCGGGGAAAAATAAATCTTGTCGCCTTTGGCGACAACCCTGTCGCATATTTTACGTACGTCACAAAGAATGTCTGGGTCACACTCAGGATCAAGATCGACAGTAAGATCATTTATTCCGAAACCTGTTAGAGTGATCCCACCTTTAACACCGTTATATTCACCCGCTTTTCCGCCTGGGATATGAAGAATTGTAGCCTCTGGGTCTCCGCCAACTAAAAGAGGCCGGATTCTTTCCAAGAGACCGGAAGGATATGCGCCATAGTATTTTGTTTTTGAGCGTGCGAGAATCATTGAGTCGCCGATCGGGCATTGATCTGGTATGTCGCCTAAAATTATAGTGCTACCGGCGGGACGAGAGCTCATATCGTATCCTCATTAAAGTCAAAAAGTTCGAGTTGCGTATCTGATTCTTGTAATAAGAAGAGTTTCTCCTTTTCTCCGAACCATCCATATTTTCCTACAAACTCTCTTGCGCCTTCTATTCCAAAAGAGTCAGCGATTTCTTGATTGAAATTTTCGTTTATCCATGCACCTTCAAATCTACAAGATTCGCATTTAAGATGACATCCATATTCTAATGGTTGCGTTCCTAATTTCGGAACATTTACTCTACCTACTAAAATCAGGCGCATTTCACATTTAGGGCAGAATTCCGGAGTCTTCGTTTTTGTTATGAGTCCATCTCGCCATTCTTTCATAGATCCGCTTCTTTAAATAACCTGATTCAAATCTACATTAAAGAACCCTAACCGTCCTTTATATGGAATAGGAAGAAGAGGTTTTGAATCAAGGATGACGTAACCATATTTACCGAAGAAGTATTTTGATTTAGATTCGGTTACACAATTTGAAAGAATCGCATGTCCGATAATACATCCCCGATCGAAATCTTCAATTTTCATTCCCTTGCATAAACCGAAGTTTTGTTGAATGAATTTTAATCCTTCATAATCAAATTTGAGACTTGCATGTATCGCGAATCGTCCTCGAAAATTGGTTTTACGATTTCGGTTTTCAACGTCCTTTATTTCACCTTTGCTAAAAGCAACTATGCGAGCTTCGGGCTCTATAATATCAGGACGGATAATAAGCCACGCCCAAGGTTGTCTTATTGAAAGAACTTTCATTCTAACGGACCTATTTCTTCCAGTTCCTTGATTTTATAAACGGTATCGTTTTCGACAATTCTCCATTCATGAAGATCACAAATTACTACGGGAATCTGATTGAAAACTGGTGAGTTATTTACAAGGATAATTTGCTGAACAAGAATTGTATGTGATTTGACGCAGATGTTCTCCGCATAAGGTTGAATTTTGCCGTCACATTGAAGAAAAGTTATCATCCAAAAAAGAAATATAAGCGTTCTGAGTTTCATTAAGTTTTCCTTATGTTTTCTAAAAATGATTTCACTCGAAACCTCGATCAGTGGATTTCTGAATTCCTTCTTCTATTCGCTTGGGATCGTAGTTAAAATTATCCAAGAAGTCCTCGCTACGAAGTTCCTCGGCCTTATATAATATTGCCGCTTCCGAAACTTCTTTCTCAAAAAATTCAAGGTTTTTGAGAATATCTAAAACTCCTTTTTGAAAAGATTCCCTTAAGTCACTGTCGTTTAATGGAAAATTTTTATCATACCAAGCGTATAGAGCAGAGACGAAAGCAGAACGCGCCTGAAGGACAAACGAAATCAAAAGAGTTGTATTATCGATAACGTCCACTGGAATTTTAGGTTCATTGTATTCGAACTCAACGGGCATAGAGACTTTCATATTCCGCCTCCACCTGCTTTTTCTTTAGGAGGATTCCTATCTTCCGCGCGTCCGTGATTTGGTTGATAACCTCCAAAGTATTTACGATCGACATCTTGAAACTTCGGAGTATCATCGTTTAGAATCTTGAAAACAAAAAACCAGATTATAAAAGCAACCAATCCAATGATTACCCAACTCAATAAAGTTCCAATGAATGTATAAAGAAGGATTAATTCTATGATTTCAAATTCGCTCACGACATACGCTCCGAATGATTAAGAGTCAAGTCCGGCCCTCCTATTGAGAAGATTAGAAAAACCTGAAAAGAAATCAGGATCGGTTTCCATTGCTTTGCGAAGAGCGACTCTCTCGGGCTCAAGAGTATGTTTATAATTTTCTAATGTAGAGCGATCCTCTTCCGACAAGTCCCAGTGAAAAAGGGCGAAACGAATCGAATGAAGTAAGACCGTTACCCGTTCGTATCGTTTTACTGTGCTAATTGGAAGATTCATTTCATTATCCTTTTTTTGAGTTCTACATAATACTTTCGCATTCGATCGGTCTTGATCCATCCCGGAATGACTTCCCATCGTGGAGGTGTTTTTCCTCGATTGAGAGAATCTTCGCAGTGCTTTATCCATTTTTCTTCCGCAATCTCGATCGGTTCAAAAGCATCCATATTCTAAAAATCCAAAATGCTCAAGGTATCCGGTCGGGTTATGAGCCCCCGGATACCCCTTAAAGACCGAAGCCAGCCTTTTGCGAATCGGAGAAGAAGGGAAGAAGACTCCTTATCGCTGTCAGTCGTCTAATCTGACTCATTCAATCCTTGAGGTTTTCAAGAACTCGATGAGTCGGATTTTGAATCGTTTTTCAGGATCTTCACCGAATCAGTCTTGGTGGCCTGTCGTAGGAACCTTTCCATATTTGCGATAGTAGCCGAACCGTAAGCGGCGTGAACACGCGCCGCAAAGTTATCGAGTTCTTCGTCTTGAATGTCGAGTTTGAAAATTAGCCGTTTCATTCAGCGACTCCTAACTTCTCAAGAGCCTCTTGAGAGATTTGATAAATTTCGTTTACCTCTTCGCTGTAGTTCGAATCGTCTGCGGCGAGTTCGTTGATTTTTAATAGAAGGTCGATTATCCACTGCGGAATCATTTGCTTTCCTTTTTGTCTTTGATCTTGAGTTTATAGGTGCGTCCTTTGCCAATTCCCGAAGGAATCAAAATATCGGCATTAGACATTTTGCTGAGGTGAAAGGAAACGGTCCGAGTTGGAATCGACAGCATACGAGAAAGTTCGCCTGTGGATCTTTCACGATCAGGACGCTTTAAAAAGGTTTTCATTATCGCTAATCCTTTGTCCTTCATTCCAGATCCCGAGCAACGTCGGTTTCCGGTAATTCCAATCTGAGTTTGTAATTTATGTTTGTGTTAAAAAATCGTGTAGCTCCGACTTTTGCGAGTTCTGCATCGGTCCAACTTTTAAGAGCGGTCTTCTTAACTGTCTTTTTGATTTGGATCGCGTTATTTGCTCTTTCCGGATAAAATTTCTCGATGAGGTCCACTGAATACGGTGGAAGTTCTTTGGATTTCTCGTCCGTAATTTCGATTTCCTGAGAATCAATTTTCTTTATAGTTGCAAAAGGAAGTTCAACGGTTTTGCGATGTGCGAAAAGCGTATCTTTGTTTTGCATCACGAAGTCACGAACCTGTTTATCCAGTTCTTCTTTTTCGAAGACAAGGTCCCGCTCTGTGTCTACAAACCGAGAACGGACGCTCTCAACTTCGGAGTTCTTTTCACCCTCAATACGTTTTAGATCAGACTCGATTTCAACGAGTCTTTGCATCTTCGAGTTAAGATCTTCTAAAGTCTTAGGCGGCTGGTTTTGGGTTGTGCTCATCTATGATCTCCCGATTGAGTTTTAAACGCGTTGCGCGTTCTTTACCGATAAGAAGTTTTTTTCTTTTGGTTTCTGGAATTTTGATCCCCTCGGCTTCGAGAGCAATGATGACAAGTGACGATTTTCGAGTAGGGATCATGTCAAGCGCACGATTGAATTCAGAAATCGTGAATCCATTCTGCTTGCAGAAAGATAGCGTTCCTCCGGTCTTCTTTCCAAGCCGCTTGCGTAGCTCATTCTCTGCTTGCTTTGTGAGAAGCGTTATCGCTTTAATCTGCGGTTTTTTATTCGCAGTCGTTTTCTTAGCTTTTTGTTTCATCTCCACATCCTATAAACTACAATCACGGCGACACTCCAACAGATCAGTCTTACGACGAGTTGTTCGATGCTCATGATTCTTTCCTTGAAATTAAGAATGCGACAGTCCAAACGACTCCCGCGATAAGTAAGAGTATAATTTGAATCGGTGTCATATATGCAGGATCCCAGAAAGAGGGCTGCTAACCGAAGGCGACTGCGGCTTGTAATGACGATCAATTACTTGTCGTAACCTTTTTGCCTGACGTGTCGCATCGCCGCGATTCATATAGAACTCGTCACCGTCGGAGTCCTTCTGAAAGAAGACTTCTTGGTTTTGAATCGTTTGGTTGAGAATCTCCGAGAACTCCGATTTCATCGCGGGCCCCCTAAAAGTGAAAGTTTTGGACTTGCTATATAAAATCCGGTTATTACTTTTTCGATATGCAAGACTGGTATGAGACTCTGAAGAAACAAAGAGCGGAACTTCGTGAGAAATGGATGGATAGAGGAGCGTTTGTTATGGACGAACAAAATTCCTCTCCTGAGCCCTTGGATTTTATTGCCAGTCCAAGTTCGTATGACTTTAAATTGAACCTTGAGCTTTATCGCCTTTACGACAACGAAATCCGAATTGAATTCATCTGGGAGCTTCCTGATCTGGAACGTCGCAATGGCTATTTGAAGGACGTTAATTTTCTGGATGAGCCCCCAGAGACCGGATATATGGGAGCGATTTTTGAAAGAGATCCCCATTATTCCGAACCCCGCTTAGTCTTCTTTCTATCCGAATTTGATACAGTGCGTATGGTTTCGTCTCTACCTGCTCCTAAACACGTTACGGGTTCTAAAGGGGAACTTAAGGATTTGCTACTGGACTTTTTAAACTGAGGATAAACGAAATTGTTTATTCGGACGCTTCTGTATTTCCAGAAATTTCTATCTGTGCAAAGGTATAAATTTGTTTGAATGAAAAGGATTTGGAATCCAATCCAAGAAAAATGTCCGTCACTACCTATCCCAAAGAAAACGAAACAGATTTCGTCCTCTTTGAATGGAGAATCGATTTGAAATTTAAATCTAACGATTCCTAAGTTCAGAGAAAAATGAACCCAGAAGGTTTTGAAAAAGTTCAGTAATTTAGTTTTTAAAGTTTCTAAAAAATTCATGTCCTATTCCTCCATGTCCGCGCGATTCCAAGCGGTTACTGCTTCCGACGATGTTTTGTAGCTCAGTGTAGCTCTTTCGCATTCGGTGCACTGAACGCGACAACGCCAAGTTTTAGTAGTTTGTCCAAGGAAATCTTTTAACTCTGCGGGGCTTCCGCAGTTACAACGGTTTGGCAATTCAGAGAAGAGAGAATTATTCATGGTTTCCTTCTTCCGTTGTGTTTTTTTTTGGCGCGCGTTGTCCGCCATGCGATCTCTTTTGTTTGCGAAACGGCGATTGATCGAAATATCGATCCTGAGAAAGTTTTTTAACTGCGTCTGGATTCAGTTCAAGCAACCAGCCAACCGAAAGCGCTGCTATTGTAATCAATTGCATCGCTAAGTGATAGTCGTCCTTGGACGTATGGACTTTGTTGCACATATCTCGTAATTGAGACAGTAGGTAATTGTATTCATATGCTTCGCCTCCAAAATCCTCAACATAGAGGGTTGGATCTTCGAGTTGGATCAATTTGAGAATATCTTTTATTTCTAATGTTTCTGGCTGGTTCATACGGGTTTTTGGTTTTTCCTTGACGTTTGTTAATGTATAAGTAAAATACAGAAAACGGAATCATTGTCAATAACAAAAATACAGAAATAGGAATAATATCAGAGGTAAAAAATGCAGAAACTCAGACCCAGATTGGACAATGGGATCAATCCTAAAATGCTCTACGAACCGGAAGAAGTAGCGGAGCTTTTACAAGTTGAACCTCGAACTGTTGCGAATTACCGGCTGGAAGGACGCTTGCTCGCGAAACAAGTTAATAAACGAAAGTTCATGTACGAAGGTTCGGCGATTTTAAATCTAATGACCTCGATCGAGGAGCATCACTATGACGCCTAAACTTACACCCGCGCAAAGAAAGAAGATTTGGGCAATGACTCGTGAAAAAGGAATCAGCTCGGACCTTCTCCACAATATCATATTCGAGATTTCTAAAAAAGAACACCTTGGGGATCTTTCGATTCAGGAAGCTCGTCAAGTGATCGATCGAATCCAAGGAGAAAGAAGAAAGGTTAGCAAAGGTGAACCTTCCGCGTACGTAGCAAAGATGAGTCAATTCCAAGAGAAGCAAATCTCGAATCTGATCGAAACGATTCAAAGACTCGGTATGGAATATACATTCGAAGGGCTTTCTAAAAAGGTAGCTGACAAGAGTCCGGATCAGTTGACTCGGATCGAGGCGGGGAAGGTCGCTACGGCTTGCGTTCAAATCATAAAAAGACTGAAAAAACAAGACGCTTCTACCCACCCTTGATAATTTCTCTCGTAATTGATTTTTGCAATCTAGGCTCTTTGCCCATTAGAGTTTTTGAATGTCCTTTTCTTGCCGTCGTGAGTGGATGATTCGCCGGATTCACTCCGCTCGCAATTGTGCTTTTGATACTCGCAACAAAAGAATCCGCCGCCGCTTCCAAAGCTGAAATCATCTTACCTTGACCGGCAAGTGCTCGGTCCATCGCAAAGAGAAAAAGCTTCATCGCTTTGTCGATCGCCTCTTTACTTTCGAATATGGACCGTAGAAAAGATCTTTCTGGGATAATAATTTCAGTTTTAGCTTTCATCCAAATATAAATGGGAAGCTCTTCCTTGTCGATTAGCCCTTCTTCTACAAGCATATAATAGAGTTTTGCGATTGCTTTCTTTGACGTTATGACGGCACCGAATTCTTGAGCACCTGCATAAATCGCGAGCTCTGAGTTAGGTTCAGCAGCTACACCGACGCGAGCGGAAATGCCTTCGAGTTCTTCCAAGGATGAAAGAAGAAACGGAATGTTATTTTCATCCTGAATTTTGAGACTCATGAACTTTCTTGGCTGTATATTTTGCAACGTTTGCGATCGAAATATAATCTGCGTGTTTGACGATCTCGAAAGTTTTTTTTTCGAATCGAAACCGATCCTTTTCGTTTAACGTTCTTGAGCCGAGTTCGATTACGAGTTTGTCTTCGTAAGTGTAAAAACCGGGTTCACCATTTTTAATTTCTTCCCCTGAGATCGGAAGAACGATGAGGCGCTTTTCATCTGGTTCTGTATTCTTTTGATACTCCCCGCCTACATACTTGCCGCTAACTTGGAAAACTGGAACCAGGACTTCCAAACTTTTGAGAATCGGAATAGTCGAAGCGTTTATAATCACGCGATCACCCGTCCGCCCATTTCTCTGATTTTGATAAGTGCTTTTTTGTATTGAACTTCATACGAGTTCGCTTCGGTCATTGCATTTTCGCCCCCGCTTCCGAAGATTCTTTCCGATTCGCTTTTTTGTCCGCCGAATCCAACGGAGAACGCACCCGAAAGAGAAAAGGAGGTCGGGCTATCCGGCGGAGTAGTATCCGCAGAGTTTAAACCTCTTCTTGATGTGGATGATTCGGATTGAATCGCTGCAAGGGATTTTAGGCGTTGCAGAAAGTCGAATTGAGGATGAGAGATCGGAACCTTGTCAAGTTCGGATACCTCCCGACTTGCGTCGGAAAGTATCCGATTGAGATACGGATCACTAAAACCGTGATTCGCAGGAAGATACTCCTTGAAACTACTTAGAGTCAGTTCCACTTTGTGGAGCGTCCTTTTCTGCGTTCTCGGAAGGAGTCGATTCTTCCGTTTTGTCAGCCGCCGTCTTATTCTTGGCGCTTGTCGGCTTCGCTTGGGCCTTTGTAGAACGGACCTCTTGGGCTATTCGTGCAAATGCCTCTTGCTTGGTCTCGCCCCCTCTGGCGGGAGTAGATTTCATTGCTCGTAAAAATTCATCCAGCATAGGATCGCTTTCCGAAATTGTATTACGGACCGACGGACTGACTTTCTCCTGCTTACCAACATAGATGCCTTCCGGATAGTAAACGAGAGCTCCGCCGAATCGTTCGTCTACGAGCATCTTGGTTTCACCGAGCCAGTCTGTTTCAGGAGTGCCGAGAGTAATATCTTTTAGCACTGCAAGTTCCAGGACCCTTGGATCAGAATCCAAAACCATAAACAGATCGTGCCCCAGAATATTGTTTTCCGCTTTGAGTGCGTTTGTTGTGATGATGTTATCAAAAAACAAACCGTTCTGTTTGAACCATTCGAGGAGCGTCACTGTCGCATAATCGTTCAAAGGTTTCAAAAGACGAAGCTGGTCTTCGGGAGTGAGACAAAGCGTTCTCCCTTTGAAATGACCGCTCTTTTCTACAAAGGTTTTTCCCTTGTGAAGCTCTTCTAACATCGCTTTAGCGGTCGTTAAGTTTGCAAAATTGGGAGTCGGTTCTTTGTAGCCGGCACTCGCAAAAATTCCAGGAACTTTAAGAGCCTCCTCGCCATTAAAACCAATATAATCTTCTCTTTCTGCTACAAGCCTTCGAGCTGATTCGATCCGTGTCTGATCTAACGAAAATGCAGCACCTTTTCCGATTGCTCTTTTTGCCTGCATGGCCTCCAGATCGTCCGCGCTGTATCGAATCGCAGTCTTAATGTCAACAGCTGGTTGCGTCGTTCTGTCGATTGACTCGTCAACAAACGAAATATCCTTTGGTCTTGACCCGGCCGCAACTACGTTTGCTTTCCCTTGTCGATTATAGGTGTCGTAACCGATTTCTCTCGCATACGACGGGAAGGTCGGATTGACTCTTGCGATTTTTCGGAGTTTGAGTTCTTCTTCCGCCGGCGTGAGCAAAACGCTCAGAATGTAAAGTTGATCGTTCTTCGTTAGAAAAGAGTCTTGACCAACTGATTTTTGAGGAATAGGCATTTTGGATCTCCTGAGTTAAATGCTGATTTGGGTTTTAGGCGTCGGGTGTGACTCGGACGAAGTCGGAAAGAAACAAAACAACTTTCCCGTCTGTTGTGCTTTCTGATTTGAATTCCGCACCTTCCAGAAGTGCGGTTTGGCCTGGAATCGCAGTCTTACAAAAATTTCCGCAGCGTTTCGCCGGGTCCGTTGCGTGATTTTGGATTCGAATCCTTACTGGATCTAAGGAATTTACGACTTCCTCGGTATATACAGTCACAACCCCCGTTTTCACGATACCCATTGCGTCGCCGGCTATATAGGATTGGTTATCCGGGTCCCTTGCATCCGTAGATTCTGCGGATACACCGCGAAAAGGTTTTGCGAGTGTTGAGTTTGCAAGTTTGAGAATCGTAATTCCGTCGACGACACTCCCTTGCCCAACAGCGCGTCCGAAAGGAATCGTTTCTCCGGCGGCGAGATTACTTCCTTCTACAAATTGATTCGGGTAATGGTAAGGTTGCTTACCAAGTCCGACTGGATTTTTGGAATACAGAGGTGCAGGTTTCATTTTTTCTTCTCCCGCATATCAAACCGAGCTTCTTTTAGTTTTTCGATGTCGGCCTCATCGATTCGAACTGATGTTCGATCCGGCTTGTTTACGAAGAATTTGTCTTTCGCTACTTCTACAGCGGCGTCGTAAATCGCTTCCACGATTTCATCTTTCGCGTCCTTCTCGATTTTTTTCCCCGGAAGGATCGTTTCGATTACCTTCAGACGAATCTCACGATCGCTGAGTCCGTCGGCTTTAAACTCAGGAATGATTGCCTTACCGGTATCGATCAGTTTCAGCCTTTCGGTCGCCGCTTTGTGAATTTGCTCCTTGATAGCGGCGTCTTGTTCTTGTGCAGGAGTTTCGGTCTTTTGCACGTTAGTCGCTCCTTTCTTCTTCAATTCTTCGTTCTCTTTTTTGAGCGCGTCGATTTGGGATTGAAGTTCAGTCGTTTTCTTGTCGTCCGCAGATGGTTCTGCGCTTTCTGGATCACCCGAAAATTTGGAAAAAAGTTTTTGAAAGAGTTTGAAAATCCCGTTTGAGATTTGCTCTTCCGTCGGTGTGGGGGCTGTTGTTGTCGGATCTTCGTCTTGTATTGTAGTTTTTTTGAGTTTATTCATCGTCTCCTCGTCGATCATAATTCCAATTTCATCCGAGTTATCTAAGTGGATCGTAACCTCTTCACCTGCACGGCCTGCGGGAACCTGGGCTACGTGATTGACTGCGATTTCTCTTTGAGCAACATCGTATTGCTCGCCTTCGAAAACACCCGGCGTTTCATCGCGGTAGCATTCGAATCCGATAGAGACTTCTCGCTTCTCTCCTGCTTTTAAGTCTCCGATCAGATTGGCGTCATATACAATCTCGATGGTTCGGATCTTTTTGTTGTCAATGATCTCTACAGTATCGCCTAACGCACCGCGAATATACTTCGTATAGTTTTCGGGCACGACTAAACCCCGGTTATCGGATACAGGCGGATGGCCGTCGGTTACAGGTTTGATTTTAATTGAGTTGATCGTTTCCGGTCGAAACAACTCTTCGGGGAGTTTTGCTTCTTTGTAGACCTTTCCGTTTCTGAGGTATGGAAATACGCCAACGCGTGCGATTGTGACGTAGGCGCGCAGAAACCCCTCGTCAGTTTCGATAACTTCCAATTCTCCGCGATCAAACGTTATGACCCTCTGCATGTAAAAATTTTACATGCAACGTTTGAATTCGAAAGGTCGTAATTTCCGATATTTAGAGGAGTTTGTAGCGGGCCTTGACTTTCACGTCGAGAAAGTCTTGCATGGCGGCGAGGGACTCTTTCCGAGACCAGCCAAAGGACTGTTTACAATATTGAACAAAAGTATTTTCATCAGGGAAGTCTTCCAGTTCGCCTTCGATTTTCATTTTGATCTCGGCGAGCTCCGATCCTGTGAATTTTGATTTTAATAGAAGGTTCAACGTAAAAGCCCTGTCTTCTCTAAAAAGTTTCGCATGAGTGGTAGAACAATTTCAAGTTCTTTTTGACTCAAATAGATTCCATATCCGCGAACTTTTAAAAAACGATCCGCACGAGCTTGTATTTGTTTTTTGAGTTTGGTATTGCTGGTTTCATTTGCAATGAGCTGTTCAAAAATGCGAGCGATCCATTCCGATTCCCGAGAAAGCTCACTCCAATCCCTAAGTCCACTCGGATTCAACGGTTTTGCAAGTGCGAGATTTCGATACGAATTCGTATTTCGAATCGCCTGCATGAGTTCAGCCGCGTCGGCTGTTTGATGTCCTTTGTATCCTGCGCGGAAAAGAATCTCTGAATCCAATTTATGAAAAATCTCATGAATGATTTGAGTTTGTGCGTTATCAATTCCCGGTTTGATATAGATCGCACCGGTGGAAGGCTCGTAAAAACCGGATGCACGACCAAACTCAGGATGAGAATTTTCGATCGGAAGAAATTTGAATTTGTGTCGTTCGATTTTAGGTTGTATATTTAACACCGAATTTACGGACTTGATTGATTCCACGATTTGAGCTCGTGACAAAGAATTTTCGACTTGGATCGAAGTGTTTGCTTCGTTGAGAGTAAGATCAAGGGTTTGGGCGACCCACTCGTCTTTCCATTCCTTGACTCCTTCCTCATCTCCAAGGCTCGGTTCAGCCCAACATCTGCAATTCCAATCCTCTCCGGGGTGACACTCACAAGTTTTTGTTCCGTACAAAATCTTAGGACGTTTGTCCCAACGATGATATGTGTTGTCTAACTTGAGATGTTGGTCTCGGGTTCGGAAATGTGTGCATCGCCATACATATCCAGGGATTCCCGCGCCTGTTTGATGGAGCATCGTCACGGTTCCGAAGAAACGCCCCATTTGGTCTCGCGCCCAAAACTCCGCCTTACTTCTGGTTACGCCTCCTCCGGTCTTTACGATGTCATCTACAATCGTTTGAAAGCTGGAACCTTGCCGGATTCCCTGAAAAATTTGATTTTGTGTTTTTGCGAAATACTCGTCTTTGATATTCCGACTGAGTCCCAGGTTCGTTTGGACGTATTCGTTTACCAAACCCTTGATCTGTTCGCCTGTCGCCTCTGTAATTCGAATTGTCGGAAAGACAGGATCTGTCGCATCTTGTTTGGATTGGCGACTCTGCGACAAAGTAGGCGTCAAATTTGACAGCATTTTTGTCGCCACTGTCGCCCCGAATTTCTTTTCAATCTTCTTGGCGATTGCTAAATTTGTTTTGTCAATCGCCCAAGACTTTACGAGTTGAAATTGATACTCATACCTTTCTTTTTGTCTTTCAGATTCCTTTAAATTCCTTTTAAATGCTTCGAGATTTTCCGAAAAGTTCGACTCGATCGAACCCTTGAGAACAGAAAGGAACGATTTTACAAATTGGTCATAATCGTTTAAAAAGAAATTTGCGTACTGTTGCTCAAGTTGAATCGGATACATTCCAATTTCCTAAAACAGAGTAAGTTGTTTCTCTTTTGGTTTTTGTGATTCTATCTTGGCATTTTCAGAATCAGGTTTAGATTCCGGCTCTTGGATCGCTTGAGGATCACCGAATTCGGGGCGTGGCCCTCCATTCCAAGCTGGATACGTTTCCAGTTTGGAAAAAGTTTTAGTTTTAACTTCCTCGGGAGAAAGAACTCCTCTCGCAAGATAGATGTCGTTTGTGCGAGCTTTAGTTAGATCGATTTCCGATTCTTCTTTCTCGCTCAACTTCCAAAGAGGATTGAACGAAAATTGCCAGTCTAGCCCCTCTATGTTCCCGCCAAGCTTTTGATAAATCTCACATTGTTTCTCACGAACGATGAGCTTAATCGCTTTTTCGATAATCGGACGAAGGTCGTTCTCCTGATCCCGTGCGATGTCATCGTAGTAAGAACGGAAGTCAAATTGACCCGATGTAATTGTTCCCTGTGCCTGTCCGTTCAATCTGGATTTCGGAATGCGGGAAAGTCCGGCGAGGTTTTCAAAGATAAATTCGAGAGAATCTTTAAGACCCGTAGAATTCAAATTGCTTTCTAGTCGACTGAGCTCTTCGCCGTCTTCTATCGCGACGAGAGATTGAGAAGAAAGCACGGCGCGAAGTTGTCGTAAAAACTTCCGCATCGCCTCGGGTTCAGCCAACTCCTCGACTTTTTTCGATTTAAAGACTTTGGCTCCCGTTTCGTATAGCATGGAGGAAATAGAATGCAACGCCGTGTCCTGCGCGATGATCGCGGTTATGACGGTTTCGATTACGGAAACTCCGCGCCCGTCTTCAGCCACATACGAAGGACAGAGCCAAGAATAGCGACTGTCGTGAACAAGGTAGCCGTCAATTCGAACTTCAGGGATATGATACGAAGCCGCGAGTGGGCTTAGGTTTCGTTCGGTTAGAGCAACTCGATCCGGACCGAATACATTGATATATGCAATTTTATTAATATCACTCGGAACCTGGTCCATGATGTTGAGAGTCGTCTGAGGAACGGGAGCGTTAATACCGTAAAAAAGAAATCCACCCTCTTGGTAGAGTCGGCTGAAACGTATTAAGTCTTTCAGTTTCTGTTGAAGTTTTAGCTCTTCGAGTCGGTTCATAATGAGACGAGAAACGTTTAATTCGCCTTCTGATCCGTCCCTGTTCGTTTTAATTGTGATCCATTCTCGGGTTGCGTCTTCCGCAGGAGCATCCACAATATTCGCAAAAAAACCGTTTGCCCGATACCATGCTCTACATTCCTCGGGAGGAAAAAAATAGGAGACAGGTTTAAGTTGTTTGAGTTTGTCGATTTCCGTCCCTCTTCCGGTGAATTCGTCGGTCAAACCGTCGAAACGAGTCTCGATCTTATTTTTCTTACTGCGAGCCATCAGTTAATTCCTCCAAACCAGTTGTATCGATCCTTTATAGAACCTCCCTTGCTTGCGATTTTTTTGATTAAGCTCGCGAGCGAATCCGGCGCGTCGTCATGTGCCGCTTGATCGTTGTATTTCAGGATTTGTTTTAGATATTCCGGACTTATAAATCTTGAAAAATAGATTCGATTCCAGTTTCCACGCAGTTGATCTACGATTCGAAGGTTCTTATTTCCGGATGCGTAAACTTTTTCGACTTTAAGGGTCTTTCTTTTTCGAAGGGCTTCGTAAACAGCATCACCACCGTTGTTGCATTCTACGTACAAGACGGAAACGTTGTTGGCAATACAGGCTTTCTCAACTAAGTCGTATACTACATCGATCGATCGTTTCCAAATCTCTCCAAACTTGACATACAATTCAGCCTTACTTCTGTCTAAAATCTTATTATCAATTCCTAATATACTTAGCGCGGAGAAATCGGAGGCGGGGCCTGTGGTAAATGCCGGATCTAAAAATCCGTAGTAGGTCAATCCAAGCGGAGGTTCTTCAATTGTCGGATTTTCAAATAACTTTTCTTGAATGTCGATCTGCTCTTGTTGATAGAGGGCATGGAATAATTTCTCACCGATCGTTTTGCGAATTTCGTTGAGTTCTTCAATGGGGAATTTTTCCGGCCAGAGCGCATTCCCATCTTTATCGATCGCGGGGAGCCTGAGGACTGTCCAAAGTCCTCCGTCTTCAACGCGACCGTCTTGAGCAAGAACCTTTCCTACAAGGTCAAATTCGGCCCACCGGGTCATTGTAATTACGATTGCTCCACCGGTATACACCCTAGTTCGTGCGACCGTCCTATACCAATCCCAGACACGTTCTTGATACGTGGAGCTCAATGCCTCTTCGAAGTTTTTAATAGGATCATCAACGTTGAGGAGATGAGCTCCATATCCGGTGATCGCCCCGCCCGTACCGCTTCCGAGAACGGTTCCTCCGGAGGTTGTCTTCCATCGTTCCCGTGCGCGACTGTCTCCTCTTACTTTGAGGATAGGAAAAATGTCGTGAAATTCATTGCTTTCGCAAATATCCCGCATCCGACCGGTAATGTCCGAGACGAGATCTGCGCCGTAAGCGGTTGAAATGACTTCTCGCCGAGGATTTCGTCCTAAAAACCAAGTTGGAAATATCTTACTTGAAAAAAGTGTTTTTCCGTGCCTCGGCGGTGCGTTTATGATAAGGCGTTTTTGTTCACCTCGCTCAACTTTTAAAAGCGCTTCCCCAATTTTTCGAATGTGAGGTGGATCGGAAAATTCAGGATCAATATATTTTCCGAATGCGTATAAATCATCCTTTCCATTCAGTTTTCCGTATATTCTGGAATTCTTATCAACTTCTCCGAATTTTTTAGTCTGCTCTTCGAGGATTGCTCCAAAAACGTCAGAACGAGAAAACTCAAGTTCAGTCTTCTGCTTTCTCATTGATCTCCCGCTCTTGGGTTATTACGGCGTTGAGTTGCTTTTGGATTTTATTGTGGTTGGATTTTAGAACGCGACGTACGGCGGGAATCGCTTCGAGAAGTTTCGTATATTCAGAAATTACAAAGATCGGGTTCTTCCATTTGTCAGTAGTTTGAAATCCTTTGAGCAGAGTTACCATGTTGCTCAGAGAATAAATCGCGGCGTCCTTTGTTTTAAACCGAAGCGACGTATCTTCTAAATCCTCAAAAATCCCATCTAAAATGTCGGAACACTTGTCTCGGATTTTATCTAACTTGAGCGTGACTTCTTCTTGGTTTTGTTTGAGGATTTTTTCCCAAAGAACTGCTCGACGTTGTTCCCAATCGTGTCCGTTTTCATCTTCGACCTTCATCCAAGATCGAATTGTGTTCGCGGTTACCTTGATTTCTTTGAGCAAAAGCGCGGCGGAAAGTTGCTCTGCGTTATCCGCTTCACCGGAAAGATATATTAGTAGAGCCGTTTCATACGGCTTCGTTTTGTATGGTTTGAGCTGTTTATCCTCCGCCATCAGCGGAAAACAATATTATATTTTTAGGGCAACAGAAAGGCCGTAGTTTCCGATATTTTTTGACCGAATTCTTGAATGTATGTCAAGTTTGTTTGTCTGAATCTCGGTTTATATCCAATAAAATTTAATACGAAGTAAGAACATTAGATATTTATTAAATATCTCCGTCGCATCTTGTATGAAAGACGAAAGAATAAAAGACAGTTTGCGAGCAATTTTTAATGAATTTAGAGAGGACGTTGAGTCAAAGAAAGAACCTATTTCTGTTTTGATCGAGAGATACGTCGATCGGACGTTTCGTCTATTCGTGGATACATTTTCTCAAAAATAACGCGAAACATTCGAATTTCGGATCTCTTCATTCCTATCAGCTTTTCTATAATGTCTCGAATTCCGGCTTTTTCGATTTGCTTTTGGAAAAATCTTTCTTTGTCGATGACCTCGAAATGGTCGTAACTTGTATCTGCGCCTTCGGTCAATCTGGGTAAAAACTTTTGTGGGAATCGCTTTTCTCCCTCTCCAAAAACGAGCCAAAATGGATTGTACCCTAATTTTTTAAGTAGTGCATAGGCGAAATCAAACCCGATTTGGCGATCTATATCGGGATTGATATAATTGTAAACTGTTCCAGGCACTACCCCGGTTATTCTGGCTAGCCCGCGAGCGTTTAAACCCGTTTCGCGCATGACTAATTTCAATCGTTCAACCTGTAAATATTTGTCACGCCTGTGCATTTTTATGTTGAAACTCGCATAGCTAGGTGTAATTTCCTACGTTTATGTATATAATAGTTCTTCGACATTATATACACATGGATTGAATGTTTTATATCTTTTTTTGAAAAATAGAATGTCTTTGTTGGAAACCAAAAAATACTATACAAAAATATAGTTGACTTAGGACGAGAGAATGATGCTGGATTTAGAACAAAAAGAAGAGCTGATTATCGAAATCTTGGTAGGTTGTTTTGAGAAATACGAGCACGGACCAAATACATTGGATGAAGTGATTTCGGAGGGGAGTCAATTACTTTTAGCTCTTTTTATAAAAACGATTTGAGTATTGTTTTGATTTGTTGATATTTCTCAACCTGAACCTTTAATAACAGGCGAATTATTTCAACGGATTCGGGCCGTTTTCCGATGCCCGCTTGAACATCTGTTGGAATAATTTTTCTTGCTTGGCGCAACGCTTCAAGTTCAGCAATTTTTTCCTCTTTTGATTTTCCAGTCAATGGAGTTATCGGATTAAAGATGTTTCCCTTGCCCGTTAAAAGCCAATTTGCATTTACGTTATACTTTTGCATAATGTCAATTATTGCATCTGCGGATAAGTTAAGTGTTCGGCCATTCATGACCTCGCTCAATCTGCTGGGCGAAATGTTTGTATTCTCACAAAACTCCCGTTGATTTAAACCAAGCGATTCAATAAGGATAGCTAATCTTTCTCGCATAAATTCCGATTTCTGTATTTTATTTTCTTGCATTAAATTCCGATTTCTGTATTATGAAATATAAGATGTTGTCGGCAAATTCACCCCTAAATCTTGAGCACACTATCTTATCATCAAGAGGGTCATTAGTCTCTGAGAATAATGACCCTCTTGGGACGGGCAAACGCATTTTTTCCCCGCTCTTATCGTCGATCGTTGTTCGTGGTATAAATTCGACGCACGCGATTTCCTTAAAGTATGATCTATCGCAGGAGTTTATTTCTCGCGTCCTCCATAATCGCAGAAAATCCAAACGTGTCGAACAAATTATATTTTTCGAATGGGGAATCACTGTCCTCGAATTTCAACAAATAACCCGCGATTGGTTGGAACGAAGAGAAAGAGGCCAGACGTATACTCAATCCGAAATTACGGATTTCGGTGATAGCGTTCGAGCTCGTCGGCTTGGAATCGGCGTAGAGGAACTTCGGGCGCGCAAAGTCACCTTGTTAGGTGGGAACGTAAAGGCCGAACTTTCCGATAAATGAATATTTTTAAATCATCACAAACCAGGAGAAACTGTATGAAAAAATGGCTACCTCATGGGGTCGTCCTCGTTCTGCTTTCGTTAGCGGAAGGAAGCCGACTCTTTGAATTCTATCAAACGTTGTCGGGCAATATGCTCGCGGGAATTGCAAGTGCGGCGATCACTGTCGGGATAGTTTTCTATCTCGCCTTCTTCGGGTATCGTTGGGCGTCAATTGGAGCAACGATCCTTTGCATTGCGCTTTCCTTTGCGTCTTTCGTCGATCCACTTCTCGACGAATTTGCTCGTGAAGAAAAATCGCATCCCGTCCAAGAACTTTTGAAATACCCAGCCTATAACCCCAAATCCTACTGGAACGGGGGAAGGGAGGCGTATGTCGAGGCGTTCAAGTTAGAGACCGAGTTAGTTAAAAAAGAAAATGCAAGGATTATGGCCGAAAATGCAAAGATTCAAACCAAGAGAGAATTATCTCTCTACTTTTGGCATCTACTTTTAGGTGCGGTGGTTCTTGCCGTTTGCGTTCCGATCCTGAATTATCTCGTGTCTCACAAAATCGCGGAGGTTCATTCGAGTTCAATAACAGTCTTGTCTTACTCACATAGAGGCGATTTTTATATGACAGCTACCAAGGAATCGCCTAAGAAGACAGTGTCGCATGAGACAGTCGCACAAGATGACATCGATTTTGGCGACAATGAGAAGACGAGCGACAAGCTACAAGATGGCGACAGAAAGACTGTCGTGTCGCACGGCTACAGTCGCATAGGAAACGAAGATGACGGCGACAGCTCATCAAATCGTCAAGACGACGCGACAAGTCGAGACGCGGAGATACTCCAACGTTTTCAGTCAAAAGTTCCTGCTCCAAAGATCGCCAAAGAGTTTGGAATCTCTCGTCAGCACGTATACAAAATCGTAAAGAAGATGCAACGCGTCTTCGAAATTCCCGCTGAATTAAAATTTGCATAAGAAGGTAAATACAATGAGTCAAAATAAACGTTCCGAAATCGCCACGCAAGTAATCGAACGTGGGAATGGCACACTACAACGCGACCAATTTCCCGAACCCGCGATTACCGTTCCAGCCGAACCGGTTGTATTGACGCCGGAAAATGCCGCGTTCCGTTGTAAGGTTCTCGTTTCCGAGATCCAGCAGAGCATTGCGAAGAGCATTTTCGCGTTACGCGAAATCCACGACCATGAACTCTATAAATACGTTGGATATAACGATTTCCGCGAGTTCGTTGCGGTGGAATTAAAAAATATCCTCCCGCTGACAACGGCGATCACATATCTTGCGATCGGAAAGAGGTTCGATTCGGAGGCCGCTCTTAAGGTCTTCGGCGGCAATATAAAGCAACTTCTCCAGTTTGCAAAAGATCCTGAATACGATGGAGTGCATATAGGCGAATCCTACGTGATTCGGGGCGGTGAGAAGATTGAGCTCGCGATCTTTGAAGCGGAAATCGCCGCGAGATACGTCGAGAAAGAGCGCGAACTTGGCGCAAAAATCAAAGATGCTCGAACTGCAAAAAAAGGCGGAGATATTCTGCTTGAACGCAAGGATCAAATGATTTTGGAGCTGAAGGAGGAGATCGAAGAGTTGAGGTCTCAACTCAACGGAGTGGTTCACTCAGACAAGAAGGCTCTTGCTGAATCTTTGGGAACCGAACGCCAAGTCAGCGGGCTCTTTACTCTTGCAACGGAAAAGATTCTTTCTGAGTTTCGGGATCTCAGTTCCGTGGATGTCACCAAATTTGCAAAAAACGTAAAAGTTCGGGCACTCATCACCGAAAAAATCCAAGTGCTTGAGTCGGGCCTTGGCTCCTTGAAAGAGGCCCTGGGTGGAATTTTGTATCAGGCTGAAACTGGAAAGAAGGGGAAAGCCTGATGGAAGCCCGTCTCGAATCAATTGTCGATCAAACGACACTCGCAAGATACTTCATGGAATGGAAGAGTCTCGGGCAAGAGGAAGGGACTAAGACATCACGCGGCGAGATCATTCAAGAGGTTTGTCGTCGTTTTGGGATCGAATCCGAATCGACGGTGTATAAGTATTTCAATCGATTGGGGCGCGGACAGTCCGTCTTTGAAGCAACCGAACGAAAGCCGCGTGGAGGTGTAGTTTTAACCTCACGCCGAAAACAACAGGCCGCGCTGGTCCGTCAAATTGCGATCTTGAAGGTTGCAACGGAAACGCAGTCGAAAACAAAATACGCTTCGACTTCAGCAGCGATGCGGATCGGAGTTGAGGAAGGGCTTTTTAGAGCAGAAGATCTTCCGCACCGAACGACTATTGACCGCATGCTTGGGAAACTTGGACTGCGCGCGCGCGACTTTAAGAAATCTCACACCGCAGTCCAACTTTATGCCGACTTTGCAGGAGAATGGTTGGTAGTGGATGCGACCCCGCTTGACCAGCACTTTCTCAGGCTCGACAATAAATTTCAGTATAAAAAAGGGCTGTCGGAAAAAGACAAGCACTTAGCAGACCTTCTTAAACGAGAAGGTCTACGAAGGATCTGGCTGTTCTTCGCGGTGGACTTGTATTCCGGTGCTTGGTTTTGCCGCGCTTACGCTCCCGAAGGGGGCGGAGAGGATACCGCGACTTGGATCGATTTCTTAACCGACTACTTTCTTTCCAAGGATTCAATTCCTCTTCAATCCGTTCCGCTTAACATCTACTGTGATCGCGGCTCTGGAATGAGTTCAAACGAAATGAGAACCTTTTTGGATCGCCTGGGAATATCGGTTACAACCCACCTTCCCGGAAATCCTTCTGCGAAAGGAATGGTCGAGGGTCGAATTTCAGGAAGCAAACGTTCTCACGAAACCCTGCTCAAAGGCTTGGAAGATGACTACCTGGACCTCGTTTCCCTGAACGAGCATTACAAGCAGTGGCAAATTTTTCACAACACTCAGTCCGGTGCGTATATGAGGTTTTGCGAAAGTACAAACTCGAAACCTCTTCACTCTGTAAATGCAGACGACATCCGTAACGCTCGCTTTGCGTTTCATAGACGTAAGGTCGATGCGTATGGTGTTATCTCAATCAAATGGGGCGCAAAAGCAAAGGTTGAGAAGTTCTTTGTCGCAAGGGATCTTCCTAAAGGTCTTGAGTTGCATGTCTTTCGAGATGTCACAGGAAAAGTCAAAGCACTTGATCCACGAACTGGACGTATGTATGACTGCGATCCTCGTGGAAAACAAAGAAGGAAAATGGGAACATTCCATAATGACATTGATTACGACTGGAGCGATACCGAAGCCGAACAACTACGAAAAGAAGTTCGTAGGGAAGCGAAAGGGACGTCGTTTGCTTTTCAATCTACACTTCCGCCGAAAATCGATATTCCTGAATGGAAGGGAAAAACAATCCAACACTTCGTTCCTGATCCGAGTTTTGCAACCGTATACGAGTCGGTCGGTGATGCGTTATGCGTTTTGGAAGAGATTGCTGGGGAGATTGAAGAGGATTTGCTTCCCGCGATCGTGGCGAGTTTTAAATCGATCTTAGAGGCCAACGGGAAGATTGTTTTGAACGATCTTCGCAAGTATATCGAGATCCTGCAAGGAGGGGAATGATGTTTTTACTTACAGATCAATTAAAGCGCGTTATACGAAAAATAGAAAAAACGGCGAAGGATAACGGCTGGCTTCTCGTTACCGGGGAAGTGGGAACCGGCAAAACGACTCTTAGGCGTCATATCCTGGGGGATTGGGCTCAAGAAAATAATTATCTCGTTCTTTCCGTCACAAGTTGGAAGGGACAAGGTCGTTCGCGCGTTCCAGCTCTCATGAGACGCATGATACTAAGTCTCTCTCCGGATACTCCGGTGCCAGGTGACGTCGAGCTTAGGGAAGAGAAATTGAGGTCGCTTTTGCTACGAATGCAATACAAACAAAAGCAAAAAAAAGAAGATCCTAAGAAAGTGATCCTGCTTGTCGATTCAGCACAGGATGTAAGCGATTCGACCTTTAGAGAGCTAAAAAAACTCAGAGAAATTCATACAGAGCCGCTTTTTTCAATCATCATGTTCGGAAACGAATCCTTGGTAATGGATTCGGTCATGAATGGACGCGAGGTTGGTTATCGTTGTAAGCATGTCGAGCTCAAGCACTTGGATGACGAAGAGGTCCTGGATTTTGCAGAGAAGAGATTCGAGATCTCGTTTGAATCCGGGAAATCAGGTGTCGCCGCAAGAACTCTCTTCTGCGAAACTGTCCACCCTTCTCCTCTTGGGGTGGAATATTTCCGTTCGTGCTTGGACGATATTTCGGGATTCAGTGGCATGGTCACGACAGATCTCATTAAACAAGCATCTATGATAGACCTGCGTTCACGGATGAAAAAAGCAAAGGTTTTGATTTCGGATATTACGAAGGAGGCAAAGGCCAACGGGATACGGTTGAACACTACAGAAGCCGCTACCATTTTGTCTGGAAAATCCAAGGCGTCCACAGAAAAGATTCAACAGCTTCAAAATCTTACGGAAAGGGTGATAAGAAACAAACAATAATATCGGAAACTTCAACCTTGTTCTAACTCCGTAAATCGTGCAAAATTCTTTTACTTAGGTTTTACGGGAACGTTTTGATGAGCCGCAAGTAGCGGCTCATTTTTTTAGTTTCGAAAAGGCACGATGGAAAAAGTTTTAGAAGTCCCAATTTATCGGCTCATAGCCGCAACGGCATTCGTATTCCTTCTAATTCTTCTTAAATATTGGAAGGATTTAAAATCCCTGTGGGTTTGGGTCTTCTCTGCAATTTCGGAAAACTCAAACACAAAAATCAATTCCCTACTAGCAGAAATTAAAACCCAGAAGGACGTTATTGAGAACTACAAAAAGCGTCTTGAGGAAATCATAAGTTACGTTGAATCCAATCGGGGACCGCTCGAAAATCATATCGGAATTTTGGAACATCCAGCAAAAGTTTTTGTTGAGTCCCAGGGACTTACTTTTCGTTTCACAAATCACCTTCGAATCAGTGACGCGCACTGTTTTTCTGAATTTTTAAAACTTCTCGAAGAGCGTGTAAGGCTCATGCCTTTTGCGGACCAAAGGCTTACTCTGGATTTGACCGGGGTTAAAGCTCTTAACTCAAAGGCTCTTTCTTCCCTCCATGAACTCTTTCATAGGATTGGGACAAACAACGGGATTCGACTGAAATATCTTTTCGACAAAACGAATAAGGAACATGTTCGATACGCTCACAATCTTGAAAAGATCTCCGCAGATCTTCCGACGGATTCCGCAATCGTCTGTCTTGTTACCTCTCATTCGGAATCCGAAGAACAGTTCGCTCCTAAATCAAAAAAACGGAGAAACAACCGATGAAATTCCTTTGGCAAGACGACAAAACCGGAACGTTCTCCGACACAACCCTGCGGACCTGGGTTGTGTTTTTCGTATTTTTGGCTTCCTGTATTTACTTCCTTTTCTTTGAAGAGGAAATTTCCGAGTCCCGTCTTTCTCTTATCGAAATGCTCGCCTATTTCTGTTTGGGACAAGGCGCGCTCTACCTCGGAAAGAGAGTCAACGAGAACGTAAAAATAAAATTCAGCGCAAAAGAGTTCGAGAAAGAAAAGCCAAGGAGAAAATAGTCATGAAAAAAAATGCGATTATTATAATATTCGTTTTCTGTTATGCGATTTTATTTTGCGTAACGCCTCAGCTATCTCCTCCTTCGGCAATCAAAGCGCAAATCGATGGATACAAGCGCACCGAGGACGCACTGAAAAATAATGAGCCGGGCGCAAACGAGCGAGCAATCTCGGATCTACAAGAGTGTAGAGCAAGTCTTACCGAATTTGACAAAACTGTAAAATCGAAAGATGAGAAAATCGCAGAACTCGAAAGCTCCCTTCGCAAATGTGCGGATAAGATCGCGAAACATGCGGAAGGAACCGGTTTTCAATCGGGAGTCGAGTGGATCGCAGGAATCGGGATCGCTTTCATTATCCTTATCTTCCTGATTTATCTCATCGTAACCGGAAAGCTGAAAATCCCGTTCGTGTTGGGTGGATAAAAATGTATACGCTCGACGAATTTCATTCCATCCTCGTTACAAAAATCGCCGCCGGAGCGTTAGGTCATCGCGTAAAAGACAAGTCCTGGACCATATTTGGAGTTCGGGCTTGCTCTATTCAAATGAAACAAGGTGAAAGTCTTTTCATTAAGACCGAGAACACATTCAACAAATACGACGATCTGTTGTGTATCCTTCGCGGCGACGAAATGAAATGTTTTCAAGGAACGGTTGATCCGGGAAGAAAATACACGGATTCACCGATGAACCCGAACGGATGCGCTCATCTTTTGAACGGTCTCCATTGGTTTAAGAAGGGTCTCCACAAAGGATTTCCTGCATTCAATCAGGCGAAACCGGTACAGATTTGGAGAGACCGGAACCGGAATAACGAAAACGACGATGGTTTCGAAGAGGAAGGTTTTTTTGGGATCGACATTCACTACGGATCGGGCAACCGAAACAAAATCGAAGGGTGGTCCGCCGGATGTATAAATACATTAGGAGATCGTAATTCTTCCGCATGGAGAGATTTTAGAAACACTCTCTATGAATCCAATCAACCCGATTTTGGCGGACTGTATCCTCTTATCATCACGGATTTTTCAGAGGATGTCGAATGATGGCCGATACGTCACCCTTAATAATTCGAATTTTGATGAAAGCTCTTTCCGATTATCTGGGAATCCAGGTGATTCGAAAGAACCAGGACGGTCCGCGACCTGCTTATCCATATTGTGCGTATGGAGCTCTTGCGCGAAGTAAGGATGCCGAGAACATACGTTATCCGAAACCGAATTCCGATCAGACAAAGATTTCTACGGAATACTTCATACCGGAAGAGGCGAAGATCTCTCTTTCTTTCTACAATGCGAATACAGAAAAGCCCTTAGATTCTCTTTACGAACTCGCAAATAAATCTCGGGAGTGGTTTAAAATCCACGGAAAGAGTGAGGTCGAGAAGATAGGAATCGTCGTAGACGATTTTAGTTCAATCCAGGATCGAACGACATTACTCGATGTTGTTTATGAATATCAAATTGGATTCGATTTCCGAATCCGGGGCTTTCGCAAAGCCGAACTCGTAGTGGATGCAATCGATTTGGAATCCACTTTTAATTCTATTGACTGGGAGAACGAATAACGTGAGTCAAATTTCAAACATAGCAATCGACATTGCACTTAAAACCTTACCACTTGCACAAAAAGGGTTTGGGCTTGCGCTCGTTGCGGGGATTTCTCCTCGTAATATAAATTACGAACTCGATATTTTATCCGGGGTTTCAGGTATCAAGTGGAAAGCCGTAACCAAAGGCGAAACATATATCGAGGTGGAATATGTAGTCACGGGTAACAGTTCTCCTCTTTCCGTTTCAAGAACTGGTTCTGGCACTTCCGCAGATCCGTATTTAATTTCTGTTCACTTGGCGACAAACGGAACCGGAGTGGCAACCTCGACAGCCGCTCAGATCAAAACGGCGGCGGAGGGGGTAAACGAGGTCGGAGGAAGTTCTAAAATTATAACCCTTTCTCTTTTGGAAAATCCCGGAAACGGAATTGTTACGACTTTCCAAAAACTGTTCCTTGTTGATCCGACCGATCCATACTTAGAAATTCAAGACGCAGACGAGTTACTTGATCCTGCGATCGGATACTCTCAGACGTCGTCTGAATACAAAATGGCGCAGGCGATTTTTTCAGGGTCTCCACGAGCGGAAAAAATCGCCGTAGTAAAACTCGATTCTTTCATCACTCTTCCGCAAGAGTTGGCAGACTTGAGAAATGACGGATTCGATTCCTGGTATTGCCTTTTGACAACCACGAGAGTCCTATCCGAAATTAAGATCGCTTCTACATATCTTAATTCATTAGAAAAGTATTATATTTGTGGAACCGCAGACCAGAGCATAGTCAACGAGCTTATCAATCACGAAAGAACTCTTCCTATGATTTCAAATCATTCCGAGGAATTCCCGGATGCGGCTTGGTTTGGAAGATGCGGATCGGCGGCGATCGGATCTATTCAATGGGATTCTAAACAGTTAAACGGACAAAGAAACTCCGACGTTACCATGTCCGAGCAATCTCAAATCCTTGCGAAGAACGGGAACTTGATTCGTGAAATGGGAGGTGTAAACGTTACCTGGGAAGGTAAGACGTTATCAGGCCAATACATCGACAACATCCACGGTCGCGACTATCTAAAAGCACGACTTCAAGAAGCATATCATTCCCTCAAGATAAACAACGACAAGATCCCGATGACTATCTCCGGGCTTAGGATGGTTGAAGCCGCTCTAAGAGAGGTGTTTAGAGATTGTGGTCGTCGCGAAATCATCGCAAAAGTTGAAGACGCAGACGGAAGAAGCCGTTCCGATCTTGGAGACTTTCAGTACAAACTTAGTATGCCGGAAACGATTTCCGACATTCCGACAAATGACAGAGCAAATCGAAAGGTTCCTCAAATCAAGTTTTCCGCAACGATCGGCGGCGGAATCAATAAAATCGAAATTTCTGGAACGATGGGGGTTTAACACAAATGGATAGCGTATTTGATCTTTCGACAAACACGGTGATTATTCTCGATCCGGCTCCGATGGATGTGTCCGCCGGTCTTTCAATCGACGGTGATTTCTTTTCCTCTGAAAAAGAAAACAAAGACGAGGTGACGACACGTCGCGGAACTAAGGACGAAAGTTATTCCTCGAATTCAATTCAGGATTCGTCTCGTGTTGTGACTTTAAAGTATCTTCCTTCTGCTCCGGCGGTCCCATATTTGCAGAATCTAAGAGAATCGAAAAGGGATTTCGGATTCGTATACACTTGTGAAAGCTCCCCAAAATTTAAGCTCACTGCTTCAAAATGTGTGTTTATGGAAGAGCCCAAAGTCTCAGTGAACGGAAAGACAGGTTTTAACGACCAGGAATTCAAGATCAGGCTCTTGGATTCAGTTCAAAAATTTCTATAAGGTTTCTTTAATATGTCCAAACCGAGCGATTGGTATGAGAAGAGGTTTTTTGATCTTGAAAAATTTAATATCATGCTTCTTACTCCTGCACCGCTCGACGCAACAGCCGGACTTATCTTAGAGGAGAAGTTTTTAAAAATTCAAAAAGAAGATGCAAAACTTGTAAAATACAAAGTCGGACTTGGCGGAGAGGTGCTTGTAAATGAAAATCAAAACGAAGTTCATTCACTTGAATTGATGTATCTTCCTTCCGCACCCGTGGTCGCGAAGCTGGACCTGTTGAAAAAGGCAGGAACCCGTTTTGGAATATTGATCCAAAACAAGTCCGCACCAAAATACAAAGGCGTTTCGAGTAATTGTAGAATATTAGAAAAACCAAATGTAGAAATCGGAACAAAGGGGTTCGGAAATTCCGTTTGGAAAATCCTCATGGTGGATTACACCGAAGTCTATTTAAGTTTATAAAGGAGAAGCAAATGTCCAAAACGCAAATCGAGGTCGTCGGCCAATCGGGCGATCGAAATATTTACATTCAATTTTTCAAAGGTGCGGAACCTGTTAAGGGTCAACTTTGGAAACTTCAGTATCCTGGAAACAAGATCGTCGATGAATGGTCCGAAGATATGGTTCGTTCTAAAGACGGCGAACTTCAACTGAAGTCGTCGTTTAGAACCGAAAAGTTTTTTAAGTCCTGCGTTATGGGTGTTACTGACCCGGTTGATTCTTTAGAAGAAGAACTCGTTGAGCAATACGGAGCGACTCCCACGAAAACTTTAAAGCGTGACGACATTCATCCGCGCCTCTACGGGCTTTGGGGGAAGCTCATTCCTCGATTTCTTGACGGGTCTATATGGGACGATCTTCCCGAGTCTGACGAAACAGCCAACGGAAGCGGAGATAAAGGCGGAGATAGAAAGGAGGATCAAGAGGAATAAATCGTATTACGATCTCTTTATATGCGGTTTATCGAATTTCTCCGAAGAGACGGTGAACCAAGCGAGTCCGATCGAATTCCTTGTGATTCAAGAAATTTTGAGAAGGAGACTTGAGTATCAAGAGAATCGGTTATACAAAACAATCTTGATGGAACCAAAACAGTGAGTGATCAAGTCCTTAGACGTTTGAGTATACGAGTTGACCTCGACGGAGTGAGTAACGCAAAGTCCGGCGTTCTTGGTCTCGGCCAAGTCGTAGACAATTTAGTGCGTCAATTTCTAAGGCTTGATCCGCAAATTTCCAGTTCCAGTAAGTCAATGGATGCGCTTTCCAAAAATACAGGAAAGCTAACCGAAAAGTTCGAACCTCTCATCGATAAAATTCCCGAGGGAATCAAGGATACTTCGGAACAGATTCAACAAATGGCAAAGGCTCTCGGTGTTAGTGAAACGCAGTTAAACAAATTGATTGCAAAAACGAAAACCGATCTTCACCTCGCAGATGAATTCAGAGAAACTGCAAAGTCCGCAGGACTTACCGATCGTGAGATTCAAAAGATTTCCGGTCGAATCGAAGAGGCGAAGATCAAAACGATGGGTTGGATGAGCCTTATGAAAGGTCTTGCCGCGATGGGACTCGCCGCAGGACTTTCCGGTCTATTCGGTTCCGCATTAGATAAAGCCGGACAGATCGAAAAGTATCAAACCGTTCTTACAACAACCCTCGGTTCCGCTCAATATGCAAAAGCCGCAATCGGTGACATTCAAAAGTTTGCTCAGACAACCCCCTACGAAATGGCTGAACTTACCGGATCATATATCAAATTCGCAAATCGTGGAATGAAACCCACAATGGAAATGATGACTCGTTTCGGAGACATTGCGGCGAGTCAGGGAAAGAGTTTCGATCAATTTACCGAAGCCGCGTTAGACGCTACTATGGGCGAATTCGAACGCATGAAGGAATTCGGTATCCGAATGTCTTCCGCCGGTGGTCGAGTAATGATCCAATTCAAGGATTTCAAAAAATCCGTCGAAAAAACGCCCGCCGCAATCCAAGCCGCACTTTTGGAACTCGGAAAAATCAAAGGTGTTCAAGGCGGAATGGACGCACTTTCAAAAACGTGGGTTGGACTCGTATCTAACTTAAAAGACGGATTTGATCAGACGATCGCTAAGGCCGGTGAGTTTTTTGCATTTGCTCTTAAACCATTTTTAGGATTTCTTACGGACGGTGAACGCGGATCGGTCCGTATGCAATTTGCCCTTGCCGCGCTTGCAGTCGCTGTCGGAGTTGGGCTCGTTGGCGCAACGTTGGCATGGAAAGCAAGCCTGGATGCTGTCGCAATCGCTAAGATCGCCGCCTTTGGGGAGATGATCGGAATGGCTATCGCGATCGCCGCGTCTTTGACCACCATGTATCTTGTTCTCGAAGACATTTATATCTTCTTCGAATACGGAAGCGAAGGAAGCGAAACATACTTTGCCGAACTTCTAAAATGGTTCGGACTCACCGATTCCGAACTCGGAGATCTTCACAAAGGTTTTCAAGATTTCAAAGTTATGCTTTCGAGTGTTTGGAACGCGATTTCAGAATTTGCAAAATCTGACACAGGAAAGATGATCGGAAAAGTCGCCCTTATCATAGTCGGAATTGTCGCGGCGATTGCGTTCTTGCCTGCGACAATCACGCTCGCCTTGGTGACACTGGCGACAGTCGTTTACACAAAGTGGGGACAGATCACAAAATGGATTTCTGACGCGTGGGATTCTACATTAAAATTTCTTTATAAAGCCGCGATTGTCGCAGGCAAGCTCCTTGTAACTGCCATTTTCCCGCTTGCCGGAATCTTTCTTTTTAGAGACGAGATCGGTCAAGCTCTGGATTGGATCTGGAACAAGATGCAATCGATTCCGTTCCTAAAACCGTGGCTCGACGAAATCGTAAATCTGAAAAATCAGGCAAAATCAATTTTCGAATCCATCTTGACCGCAATCAATACGGGACTCAGTTCTCTTTTTGATTTCGACGGCCTCACCCGGTATTTCACAAAGACGATCAACGAAATGATCGATCGAATCAATACCGCTATGACATCCGTTCCGTTGTTAAAGACCGTTTTTCCGAAAATTCCACACATTGAAGCAAGAGAGAAAGGCGGTCCTATCGAAGCAGGACAACCGTATATCGTAGGCGAGAAAGGACCGGAGATTCGAACCTTTGAAAGATCCGGCTCAATCATTCCAAACGACAAGTTATCTGCTTATCAACCGGTTGCGCGTTCTTCTTCCGAAAAAGGAATCATCTTCAACATTGAGAAGATCGAAGTAACAGGCGGAACAACCACAGAGCAAGCAAGGAATCTATGGTCTGAGTTAAAACGGATCGCTAAAGAAAATGAGAATGAAATGAGAATTTCGTTAGGGCTGGCTCCGATATGAATTTCTTTTCAGGAAGAGAAAGGATCGGAATTACTGGAATACAAAACGGTAAGAAGGTAACGATCGATTTGAATGTCACCACAGCATTTAGTCAAAGCTATCCTGTTACGATCACTGAACATCCAGTTGAAAAAGACCCAGATAATCCAGATACCGGAAATATTACTGACCATGTAATTCCAGTTTCTCCAACTTTAGGAATGACGTGCACTTTAGATGATGACGTTGAGCTCGCTTCTATTACAACCAAATCTGAGAAGTTGAAAACACTCCTATACTGGCAAAGGACCGGAAGCATTGTAAAATTCGAAGGATATGGTACGGGCGGACTTATCGGAAAAATGCTTAGTTTCTTTGGAATATCGGGACTGTTTAACGATGATTTAGAAGAGCCGTTGTATATGGGTCTTGATGACGATGTGATTGAAAACATCGCGATTGGAAATATTCGAACTCGTCGAGATGTTGAACTTGGGAAATCTGTTGAACTTACCTTAGATCTTAATCGTATCATAGTCACTGAAGCAAAAACGGTTCAAGGTTCAAAAAAAATAACCGTTAAAGGGAAAACTCCAACGACAGAAACAGGGGTATCGTCATCTCCAAAAATCAAGAGTGCGGCGAAGGCGGGAACATGATTCGATCTTTACCAATTCGATTTGATGAGTTGCCTGTTTCCAAAGTTTTCCAAATCGGAGACAAGGATTTTGAATTTGAATTTCGATACAACACTCGCTTTGATTTTATTTCTCTCTATGTGAAGGAAAATTCGCGCATTCTTCACTCAAACAAGCTCTCTTACGGAATTGATTGTCTGTCTGGTTTTGTAGATTTTAGTTTAGTTCCATTAACCATAACAGATCTTACGAAAAGTGAATATTCGAATCTACAAGTAAATAAAGAGACCTTTGGAAAAAACGTTTTACTTTTCTACGATGACGGAAAGGGTTAAGCAATGAAACATACAATTTATCTAATACTCCTACTTTCTTTCATTTCCGTTTTTTCATTAAACGGCAAATCAATTTCTGCGTCATGCACTTTGAACGGAGTCAAGTTGTACGGAAAAGTCCGTATTGTAAAAATAGGTGAAGACTTTAAAGTTGAAGTCGTTCGACATAATGAAGACCTCAAAGTTGAGGCTGGTTCCGAAAATCCGAATAGTTGCGGACGTTGGCAATTTGTGAATATTGGTGAAGATTTTAAAATTCGATATGTGGATCATAACGGAGATTTTAAAATTCGTAATGTGGATCATGGAGCGGGAATTCCCTAATCTATGAAGCAATTCCTACGGAACATAGAGGTTATGATCGAATCGCCGGATGGAAAGGTGAAAGTATTTTCGCATAACCCGGGCGAGGCGATTCATTTCTCTATCGAATTTGAAGTTGAGTTTAGCGGAACGAATGTAACGTCTGTGGCGCTTTATAATGTTTTGAATTCAACCGTAGGAATGTGTACTCCAAGGGAAGGGAAGACAAAAAAGGATTCTGCAAATGCAAAAGCGGAACTCTCGGTCGGGTATGGCGAGGATCTGACTTTAATTGCGAAAGGAGAAATTATTCAGCACAAGGTTGCGATGCGTGGAGCTGATCGTATCTTTGAGTTTAAAATTTCAGATATGGTAAACAAACTATACGCTTATTCCGTTACGGAAACGTTTGAAAAAACTTTGGTTTCCTCTGCATTGAAGCAAATTTTTGAAAAGTATGGTATTTCCTATTACGCCCTTCGAATTTCGGATGACGTATTACTCGACTCGATCACTTTCGCAGGCGCCTCGTTATCTGTGGCGATCGATCGCCTTGCAAAACTTGTCAAAGCAAAACGTTATTTTAAACTCGGAAAACTGATCGTCGAAGACGAAACCTGGTCGAAAAACAATCAGTCAAATAACGTTCCACTTTTAGACAGAACAAGCGGTTTAATTGGAACGCCACAAAAGACAAAATCCGGCTGGAAGGTTCAATGTTTGCTTAACCCGCTTATCGCAATGGGAGAGCCTGTTCATCTTACCTTTACCGATAACACAACCGGTTCTAAGATTGATTCTCAATACATTGTCACTCACGGAACTCACAAAGGTTCTTCCCGATCCTCGGATCATATAACAGAATTTGAATGTAAGGTTGCGTGATGATAATCCCCGAAGTCTTGCAGGATAAGATCAATCAGGAACTTTCAAAAGTCTGGACTGGGCTTTATGGTAAAATCGATTCCTATGACAAAGCCTCTTTGACTGCAAAAGTGAAGCCGCTCCTTAAGGTTCCAACCGAAGACGGATTCCAAGAGCTCCCGATCCTTGTAAAACTTCCGGTAAACGTTTTTCATTCCGGCGGTGTATTGATCGTTCCTGATTACAAAAGAAACGATTTGGTCTATTTGGCTCCTTCTCCGCATCCGATTAAAGATTCGATTCGAAGTCAATTTGGTAAAACTCAAAATAGTTTGGATCAGACGGAGGCGCCGAGTTTTAGTCTTGAAAATTGTTCTGTTATCGGTGGAGTTCCGAATCATCCGTTTCAACTGCCTCCGACAGTTCAAAAGGATGGACTGGTTATCTGTGATACATTAGGAAATTCGTATATACTCATTTCTTCATCTTTGATCGAGTTTAAGTCGGGGCTCGCGAATACGGAGAAGGCTGTATTGGGCGAGACTTTGGAAGGAATATTGACCGAAATATTAGACGCGTTATCCGCTTTGACCGTTCCTTGCACAGCTCCCGGAACAAATTCTTTAACTCCGGTCAATGCGTCCGTCTTTGCCTCTATAAAAGCAAAGTTGAGCACGATCTTGTCGCAAAAGGTAAAGAATAACTGATGAATACTTTTCTGATTCAAGACAGAGACTTAAAGCTTGTTAAAATTTCCGGACCGGACTGTTTAAAACAGAGATTGGAAATCCGGTTTCGACTTTGGAAAGGTGAATGGGAGTATGATAAGCAAATTGGATTCGCTTGGGATAACGTGATTCGAAGAAATCCGATTGTAAAAGACGTCGAGTCTTTGGTGCGATCCGAATTGAGGAAAGATCCTGAAGTCGTATCGGTCGAATCCGTTGAAGTGATTTTTATCGATACCGAAGAGAAAGCAATTCAATACGAAAAGTCTCTTCGAACCGCGATCATTCGTTACGTTCTCACGTCGACCTATGGAGCTTTGAAAGGAGAAATATGAGTAACTACGGTGCAACAGCGATCGGTTTTGTGATTAAAGAGCAAGAGCAAATTAAAGCGGATTTGATTTCACTTGCACAAGATCCCTCTATTTTTGGACCGGATGAGGATGTATCTCCGCCTGCACCTCTTGGTATGTTTATTGAGCTCGTATCTCGTTCTCAGTCTGAAATATGGCAAGCTGTCGAATCCAATTACAACGAATCCTATCTCGAAACTGCGACAGGTATTTCTCTTGATCGTTTGGTTCGTTTAAAAGGAATCAAACGAAAAGAAGCTCAAACAGAAAAAGTCAATCTTGTGATACATGGGATTGAATACGAGGCTGTTCCGATAGGACTTCTTGTCGGTACTTCAAAGGGCATTCAATATCGTGCAATCGAAGAAAAGGTAATACAATCCGGTTTCGCAAGTGTTCAGTTTGAAGCGGTTCACCCTGGATTGACTCAAAGAGTAGCTCCGAATTCATTGACGGTTTTTGTTAATCCAAGCTCTTCGTTTTCTTCCGTTACGAATTCCGAATCGAGTTCAGGAGGCTCAGAACGAGAAACAGATCCAGAATTATTTACGCGATACCTTGAACTCGTCACGACTGAGAAAAATTCTGGAGCTCTTGCATATATAAAAGCTCAGATTGAGAATGAACCTTCCGTCGTAAGCTGTTCAATTCGAGAAAACAAATTGAATGTTGCGGTCGATGACATGCCTGGAAACTCGATGCGATTTATAGTTGACGGTGGTTCAAACAGCCTGGTTTCGAATTTAATTTACAAATACAAACCGGCAGCAATCAGATTAGTCGGATCGATTCAAGAAACAGTTGATGATAATCTAATATACTTCGATCGTCCTTCGGATCTTGCCATTTTTGCAAAAGTTGAAATCTGGAAGAATGGTTCTTTTGATAATAACAGCACGTCGTTTATCAAAACTGCAATCGTCCGAACGATCGGAGGTATCGATACGGTTTCAGGAGTCAACTACGTTTACAAAGGCCTTGGAACCGGAAAAAACGTTGTCGCCTTTCCGATATATTCAGCGATCGGAAACATAACCGGAATTGAGAATCTATTGATCCAACTTGGATCAAGCGTCGGTGCGATCAATAGTAATATGGTATCCGTTCAGGCCGCGCAGGTAGCGAAGATTATAACGGCAAGTATTCAGGTGGTCATTCATTGATGGATCACCTTGCTTTCGTTGAAAAACTACCTGGGAGCATCTATCGAAAAGATCCAGAATCAGGAGCCGCCAAACTTTGGAGCCTTGTTGCGAAAGAATCGAACGAACTTGAAGAGGTTATAATTCCTTTTTATGATCTCGAAAAACAAGTTGGAATTCAGTTGGATAAAATCGGAAAGACTTTTGGCGTTGAACGTCTTGGACTTTCAGATGAGGCATTTCGAAAAAAAATTCCCAACTCTCAAATCAATCAATTCATTTCGATTCCTGCGCTGAAAGGATTGTTAGAAGAATATTCAGACAACCCGATCGTGCGAGAAATGTGCTATCCAGTTCAATTTGAATGGGAGACTTTCGATGGATCTGACGCTTTAAACGGAACCGGATTATTTGAGCCTGCTATGCGAGTTTCAAATGAACTTTTCTTCGATGGAAACGGAACGCTTGACGGTTTAGATTTTTTAGATCCTACTAAAGTCCGCCCCGCCGCTCTTGAGATTGATATTGGAATACTTAATGCCGAAATTTTGTCAGAGGCTTATGATAAAATTTCTAAAGCAACAATCGGAATTACGCTATATATGAAACATTTCAAGGAGTTAGAATAATGAGTTACAATAACACTCTTTCACGTATGTGGGATAGAACGACACCTCGCGACGGTCTTCTCTTGCAAACAGAATTCCAAAGACTTTTGGATAATGACGCTTTTCTAAAATCTGGTATTGATACAAACACAAGTTCTATTACAACTTTAACAAATCTCATAAACTCACTTTTGATCCCCATCGGAGGAATTGTTGAGGACAATTTTGACCAGTTGGCGGGTTCCAACTTTGTCTATGCAAACGCCCAATCTATCTCTAGAGTTTCCTTTGGTATGCTTTGGAATTTAGTTAAAAGGTCTATTACCGGAATCGTTCCCGCAACGGATCGGATCAATTGTACAAATCACGGATGTATTGAAGGTCAATTGGTAAAGTTTTCTTTTACAGGGGGAGGAGTTAGTGCATTAGTTAATTATTATGTACGTAACCCGACGACAAATGACTTTCAAATTTCTTC